TTACCCTGTGGTTTGAATTTACCTAATTTAACATTTTTTGATTTGCCGAGTCCACCCTTTCTTGTTGCTGATAGTGTACCAGTTTTTTTCGTTTGTGTCAATACGGAGTCCTGCCCATACTTCTTACCAAGTGCTTTAACTGTCTTTTTAAACTTTCTCTTACCCATCTTACCTGATGAGACAATATGACTTCTTTCTTTTACTTTTTTTTCTTCACCAGTTTTTTTATCTTTCTCCATGTAAGAACCAGTCACTTTCGTAGCACCTCCTAATCCTCTACCACGAATATCTTTATCTAATTGTTTTGCTCTTGCACGATTTTCTTTTGCAGACTTATCTGCTCTGGATGCAGACAACGCAGCCATACCACCTTTATCTGACTTACTTTTAATTCTAGAAAGACTACTCTCGTCTAAAAACTCTTTGAATGTCTTCATCCTTCGCACTATTTTTAAGTATTTATTATCGAATGATTTGTATGTCATCATCTTCTGTCCATAATTCTACCTTATCTCTGAATCTACTCTCTGCCTTTAACTTATCATATCTCTTTCCTGCCTTCTTTTTCCACCATGACATAATATTCTCAAGATAAAACTTATCCCAATTTTGTCCACGAATCAATTTATCTTGCTCACCACATATAACCTCACGAACATTACCATAACCATAATCAGATATATAGAATCTTTTCTTCTCAGTAAGATTAAATGCCATATCAATCACATCGTTAAATTCTTTTAACTTTGTTTTATCAGTAAGACTATTTTTAATAATAGATATCATTCTTCTTTGTCTTTTCAACTTCTTAGATGATGCACGATTCTCAGTAAGTGGTTCATTATTATTCCACTCTGTAAATTTATCATGTAAATTATGAAATGCCTCTTTGTATAGAACTGGAATAAATTTGCTATCAGTCAGGCCTTTGAATCTCATAAAAGGTTTAAGTCCATCATACTGTGATGCAGAACTACTTGATCCATAGAGAGAGGTTGTTTCAAATAATGCAATATCTTTTTCAAAGATATCATTTAGTTTTTCTCGAATATAATGTGATACACAAATCAATGCTAAAAGTTTACCACCAAGATAATTATATCCAAATGGTTGAGATGGAACGATTGCAAATCCCATCACTGCATGCTGATTAAAAATTTTAAGATCGGGTGCCTTACCTAACCATTCGTTTCTAGGTTTTGAATTTATAAGAGGTGATTGTAAACGAATGAATCCAACTATTTTATTTGTATTTTTTTCATACACCATTAATCGTAATTCACGACCGGGAATATTATCCTCATTATTATGAGAAGAAACAGACTTAAGAAGATTTTTATAATAATCTTGTGGTATTCCATTTTGGAATCTATCACCAACAAGACGAATATCAAACTCCATATCATTAGGATGAATATCCTGATTTAAAAAATATTCTTTTGGATCATCTAAAGGATTTGATTTAACTATGACAGATTTTTTTACATGACGAAGATACTCTTCAAGATTTGTAAAGTTCTTAAAGTAGTCAATAAATTGATCTGCAGCCCAAACTGCTTTATCTTCATCAATTTGTTTGATTGTCATAATGGCATTATACCATATGGATTCCTTTTTTTCTCTAGTAATTCTATTTCCATTTTGATCTCAATTATTTCAGTAAGATCTCCGACTTTTTCAGACATCTGACGATATCCATTTCCAACATAGATTTGACCTGCCATAACTGCGACAGTAGCAGCACCCCAAAAGATGTAGTATCGACTTGATTTCACTTGATGTTTTAGTTTTGTATAAGATTTAGTCATTTTGTTCAGTGTCCTTTGGTAAATAAACTTCTACGGTAGAGTGACATTTTGGACATGATAGATTAGTAACTATAGCAATGTCTTCACACCCATAGTCTTCACCATCAAAGTCTGATCCCCAAATTAATTCTGTATTACAGTGCCAACAGTTCATACAATATCCTCTAATTTGTACAATGAAATAAATTCTATCTCATTATTTTCCCATACCTTATGATTCTCCTGACGATCAACGATTGCGATAACACGATTTACAATATAACCTGCATCACGAAGAACATTCACGGCCTTGATTGCACTACTGCCTGTAGTAGTTACATCTTCTAATACCGTAACAATAGAACCCTTTGGTGGTTTGTTACCTTCGATAACTTCTTTTGTACCATATCCTTTCGGATTCTTTCTCACGATAAGAGCATCTATATGTTTACCTGAGTAATATGCCTTCTGTGCAATACCACATACCAATGGATCAGCACCAAGTGTAAGACCACCAACAGCAACTGAGTCATCTTCAATATGTTCAATCATTAGATGAGAACATAGTGCATTACCTTCACAAGATAATGTTACTGGTTTACAGTTGATATAATGCTCGGATTCTTTACCTGATGATAAAGTAAAGTTTCCTTTTTTGTATGCCCTTTCTTTCAGAAGATGCAGCAATGTTTTTCTATGTGTTTCCATTACAGTATCAGTTTCTTAGTTGGTTTTGATAATTTACCAAACATTGAATTATACTGTTCGATAATTTCTTCTTGAGGATCTCCTATATAAACAATATATTTTTTAGTTACTTCAAGTTTATCTTTTTGAAGTAAAGGAGACCAAGGAGCAAATGCGATTTGTCCTTGTTGTTGTGACGGTACTGCCACGATTGGATCAGTGATTGTTATTGAATCAGTGTCCTCTTTTGTAATGTCAGCGATTACATCTTCGCCAGACCACATACGAATTAGTTTTACAGTCATTTGAATTCACACTCCACCATAATTTCGGTTAAACAAGCAAGTAGGTTAATTTCTTGATCTGCTACAAATGCTACTTGGTACTGGTATTTAGCCAGAACAAGAACAGCAGCAGGAATAGAACTAACGACCAAGGTTTCATATAGACTATCATAGATACGACGGAAAAGCAAAGTAGTATCATTATCCAAGTTGGTATTAACCCACTTACGGACTTCAGAAAAGTTTTTTTCTTTGAGATTCTTGGTGAGATCATTGATTGAAATATCTGAAAAGGACGCTAGTATGCCGGAGTCTATTTCACCTCCAACTGAGTATCTTTGACACTCATTTAACACTCTCCTCCAATCAGGAAAATGTTTATTAATTAGTTCAGCAACAACTTTCTTATCACTTTTTATATTTTCTTTTTTAAGTATAAAATTTATCCTAGAAAAGAATTGTGCTGCTATTGTAGGTTTGTCTTTTTTATTAACCGAGAAGTCAACAACAGAACACCTAGAATGTAATGGGTCGATAATTTTGTTCTTGTAGTTACAGGTAAAGATAAACCTACAGTTTTTGGAGAACTCCTCAATACTCGCTCGGAGAAGGAGTTGTACATCGGAAGTGGTATTGTCTGCTTCATCGATGATGATGACTTTATGTTTCGACTCGCTTGTAAGAGAGACGGTAGATGCGAAGTTCTTTGCGTTGTTCCGAACAGTGTCAAGAAACCTTCCTTCATCCGATCCATTAATGACATAATAATCTGCTCCAAGTTGATTGCATAATGCCTTTGCTACTGTAGTCTTACCAATACCCGGTGGGCCTGACAATAACATATTTGGTATCTCACCTGCAGTTAAAAAATCTTGAAATGTTTTCTTAATACCATCAGGTAAAATACACTCATCAATTGTTTTGGGTCTGTATTTTTCAACCCATATAAAATCACTCATAACCAATCAGGTTTACGATCAGGTCTTCTAAGATAATTATCGCATACCCAAGGTTTAGATGCAATATATCTTTTATACTTCGTTAGAATATCAATATTTGAATCATGTTTAAACTCGTCAGGGCCTGCAAAAGCAAATGGAGTTGCTTCAGTATGACATAGTATAGATTTACCAGTTCTCTCTTCAAATAATTTTTCTGCTGCATTCATAGCAGTTTGACAAGAGTGAACTTTACCATACCTATGAGTATACTCTTCAAGTAATCCAAACCCATGTTGTATTAACCATGCAGTGTTTGCAAAACTTTCTGCTGCCCATATTGTGCATGGGTGTCCACGGAATGCACCTTTCTCTGTCTGGTACATAGTTCCATCTTTTTTAGGAAGAACTTCATTACCCCAATTATAATACCATTTAGAAAATACTACTGCCAACATTTGGCAAGTCTCTAATGGCATTTTGACCACATGTTTATCAGGCAAGACTTGTGCTGACTTTACAGGGTCAGGATTTGTCACGAAAATGTTCATAATGTAGTTGTAATAATATTATTATAGCACAGATTAGCACTACTCGCTAGTGCTAAATTCTGTGTTTAATGTTTCATTAATGTCATCAAAATCTTCTTGATATGGATTCTCTTCTCTCTGAACATCATCCAACTGGTCAAGAAATTCTTCAATCATTGTTTGGTTGGTTTGTATTTTTATCTCTCTTACAAGACTACCAACAACAAATGATTTTGTCTCAGGATTCATTTTGTCTAAAAATGGAATCGTATCAAGAGAAACAATATTATCACCTTGAAGTTCACGATACCATTCATTTAAATGAGAAACAATTCTGAAAATAACAGTTTCTACACCATTACCATGCTGTACACCACTATCCCAATATGGGGTATCTATGTTTTTAAAACTATTAGACTTAATAAACTGTACTAGTTGTCTGGATTGATGTTTATCAAACTTATGTAATAAGTAAGCTAACGCTACATCAATACATCTTTTTCCTGTCCTTATAGTGGCCAATATATCACGAATATCGGCAAAGTTATCTGGCCCGATATAAAATGGTCTTTCTTTGACTCCAAGAAGACTCCACCATTCAGTGAAACCACCATCATAAACAAATACTGTTTTTGAACGACGCACACCAAAAGCACCAGATCCTGTACCAACACATATTCTTACTCTAGGATCTGCAAACATATTATCTTGATTTCTATCCTTCTGACTCATATTGCCAGATTTTTTATTACTGCATTTTTGAGTTGATGTATCAACCTTTGCACTTCTTGCATTTGCAGCATCAAATAAATCATGCTCTATTTGTTCAATTTCTGCTTGAGTTGCATTTGGTAAAACTTCCTCTAACTCTTGCACTGCCACTTTATCTACACCACAAAGTAATGCCATTAAAATTCTGTGCATTCCATCAACTGTCACAAGAATTTTATATTTTTGATTATCTATGACAGATAATGTTAACGCAGACTTGTAACTAAATCCACCATCAGTTATTAAATTATTGATGATGTTTTCAACTTCAACTGCTTCAATTCTCTGCTCTCTTAAATTGATATACAGATTCTTTACTGCTCTCAATAATCTTTTTTTCTTACCAGAGATTTTATCTATTGGGCCATTTTTCTTATATTTTGATCGTCCAAGTTTTTTTGTCAATAGTTTGACAGACTTTTTAAATAAATTAATACTTTCAGTAAGTGGTTTACCCTCTGCATCTAAGATGTTTTCGGGATCATCGTGAGTGTCATTTATTAA